TATTCTAAAAGAATCTGGATTAGCTTGTTCCATTTCAATATATTTAGGATCTTGCTTCATTGCAACGTAAACTTCCATTGTAGCTTTTAAAGATATGTGTTCTGACATGTGTCCTTGAAACAAAGCATATACAGGTGGATTAATTTGTACCATTCTGCTTTGCATAAACATTTTATGAGCCATAATATGAGCATCATGATCTTGTTCAGCAAAAGCTTTTGGCATTCTCATCTGTAATCCTTCCATATTTTCAATTGCTGGATCTTTTGGAGATGGTTTTTCTGGTCTTAATAAAATTTCATCAATATTTTTTGTTCCTAATGCTGAATACACACGTCTATATGCTTCATAAACGTTATGAATTTGTGGATTTGTTTGTGCAATCTGCAATTGAGTCTGCGCAAGTGTAATTCTTTGTGCCATTGAGAAAATATTTGGATCTGCAACTGGTAAAATATCTACTCTGTCATCAAAGTCTGTTACTTTTACTGTTCTTTCACCACCATAAACATCATACGGATAGATAGGAGGTAAGTATTCTGCAAAAACTCGTGATAGAATTTTAAATTCTTGCTTCATTGCGTAATAAATTCGTTTATGAATAGCTGACATCACTCTTGCACCACGTTCTAATAATGCAATCGTTGTTCCAACTGCTGCTCCTTGATTACCATCGCCTACTTGCATACCTGCGATACCCGCGAATCTTTGACCAGCTTCAACACAGAAGCCCATTAGTTGATACAAAGTAGCACTTGGTTCTTTAAAAGGTAATAATTGAAATTGATCTCTAATATTTCCTCCTGGTGCATCTACATCTCTAAATTCACCTGGTTGAATTGGTTGTTGATCATCTCTAATTCTCATTCCTCTAGATTTAAATCCAGCAGGTAAGTTAGCTAAAGTTCCTGCATCTAATAATTGTCTTAGAGCAGAAGTTGCTGCAGTGGATAAACCACCTATCATATGAATTAAACCAAAACCATAAAATCCTAGTCCTGGTAAAAATTTATAATGTACAAAGTAATTTATCTTTCTAGCTTTAATATCCTCTTTTCTATAATTTCTGTATATAGATAAAATCTCTTGTGAACTTTCATCTATTGTAACTATGTATGGTATTTTTACATTATCTTCATCTTCAATATCTAAATCAACATGCATTTCTAAAATAGAATAAGTATCTTCATTTTCTGCTCCTTTAGAAACACCGTCTAATTCATTATATTTTTTCTTAATATCAGATGTATTATCTTCTGGAGTATTTAATTCTATATCCCTGTAAAAACCAGCAACTTGTTTTTTTCTAATCTCATTCTCAGTCATTCTAATGATATGAGTTATTCTTTCACAATCTCTTATGTCAGTTGCATAATAAGGTATTACCAAATCTTCAGCTGGTATAAATTTAGAAACAGCTCTTTCTAAAACTTCATCATAATAAATTTTTTTAAATGCAGATCCAGCTAATGGTAAATAAAATAACAATTGATCAAACTCTGGAGTGTATTCATCCATTCTTTCCATCAACATATAATTCATAAAATCAGAAACTCTAGCTGCTTGATCTTCTCTTTCTTGATTTTGAACACCAATGATTTGAGTTCTTACTGGTCCTTCAGATGGAAGTAATTCTTTATAAGCTTGTGCTTGAAATTGTGTTACAGCTTCAGCAAGTAATGGATGAGTTACTCCTGATGCTCCTTGAAATGGTCTTGTTTGTAATGTGTATTTAAATCCTAATAAATCTAAACCTTTAGTATAACTTTGTTCCCAATCTTCTCTTGTTAGTTTGTCGTTTTTAAAATCAGAAACTAATTGATTAGCAAGATCTTGTAGATCTCTTTCATCCATGTCTTCTGCAATATTTTTATTAAAATCGTCTTCTACTTGTTCTTCAACAGCTGGTTCTTCTCCTTCAACAATTACATCTACTGGATCTATATTTGTCGTTCCTTTGGAAGTATCAGTTATTGCTAAATCTTCTGCTTCAGATCCTAATTGTGTGTCATCAATAGCCATAATTTATCTAGTTTATCAAATAAGTTTATTAATATAAAGGTGCCTTAAATATATCTTCTATTAAACCACCTTCATGTTTATACAATTTCATAGGTTTATTCAACATATCAGGAACTATCTTAAGTGCAAACATTAAATCATATAGTTCAGGGTTATCTTTATCTATATATACTATTTTTCCACCATTTCTTTCTACGTAATCTTTTGCCACTTCATCTGTTGCAAATGCTGCCTTATGATGAGTGTTTTTAAATGTTTCTAATAGTTTTTGTGGAACTCTTCCAGTAGGATCCCTTACTCTATCATATCTATTTACTTCTATATTTTCTAAAATTTTATATGGTTTATTAGGATTTGATTTACTTACTTGCATTGTTTTAACTTCTGAGTTGTATTGTTTTGCTAATTTTCTCATAAGTTCAGCTGCAATAGATTCTCCTTGTTTACCAACTCCTTTACCGTTTGCATATCCATAAACTAATTCATTTCCTGGTACAGCTCCATTAGCTCTAGTTATTAAATTTACTGGAACCACTGAAACCCATTGATGAGGACCATCTTCTGCACTTTTTTTAATGATAGTTTTTAAAGCAAAATCTGTATATTGTTTTGTATCAACCATTGGAAGAAAATCTGTTCTGTCTTGATTTGAAATATTTGATTCTAAAAGTTTTCTATTAATAGTTTTTCCTCTTGCAATTAAAGATTGCAACTCAACTAATTCTGCATCACTTGTATAAACTCCTTTTTTTATTATTTCATTAATTCTTTCTTGTATTTCTTTTTTTGGAGTCACAAGTAAAGGGGTTATATTTTCTGTATTAAAAGGATTAATTCTTTTTCTACCCATATTTTTAACTTCATCAAAAACTTGTTGTTGAACATCTGCTTGAATTTCATTAATAGAAATAACTTTTTCACCTTTAGGATTATATCTTGTTCCATACATTGAATGAACTAAAGGTTGAACTTGTAATTCATTTTGTGGATTTTTAGGATCTGGTATTCTAAAATGAAAGGCTCCTCCTATTTTATTTCCAGGTATTTTTTCAGGATAATACCAAACCATCTCTTTTGCATTTTCTTCTCCAAACATTCTATAGGTTGGGTATTTATCTAATTGTTGAGCATTGTAGGGATTGTTCATTAATTTACCTACTTGTTCTTGAGTTTTATTTATTGTTGAAAAAACATCATCAATTAATCTTTTATCTTGAGGATCTTTTATTAAATCACCATTTTTAATATTTTTAACAGCCTCTCTTATGTCATCAATATTACTTTTTGCAGAACGAACGCCTCCCTCCTCAGCCTTACGTTTAAACTTATTATTTAAATAACGTAAATTTGTTATTAATGAATAATCGTCTGGTGCTCCATATTTTTTCATCATATCTGCTACACGCTCTATATTTTTTTCAACATCATCTGCATAAATAGATAGTTCTTTAGTAGGATTTTTAAATTCAGCTATTTGAAGTTTATTAATAGGATTATTAGATATATATTTTAATAAAGTATCTTTATTAATAGGAGCATTAATTGTTTTAGCAGCTGCTAATAATCCTCCGGATAAATTTCCATAATTATCAAATTGAACAATGTTTGAATCCGTTAATTCATCCATTTGAATAGAAGAAGATCTACCATCATTATATTTTGCATTCTGTTTACTTTTAAAATAATCTAACCATTCGTCAGCCTTCATTTCATTTTTAGGAGAAATTTTAATCATGTCATAAGAAGCAGATCCAAAAGCAGGATTTGTTCTTGGGTCGCGATCGTTTAATAACGGTTCTGCAATGTTTGTTTTAGGTTGCACTGCATAATTAACTTTTGTTACTTCGCCTGATTTTTTTGCAATAACAGGCATAACTTGACCTTCTTCTGCTACTACTCTAGCAGTTTTTTGTCCTGCCTGTGATTCAATTGTTTCTAGAGCGCTTTTAATTTTACTCGTATTACGAAATGACCTGAAGAAAGGAAACAGGGCAGCTGCTCCAAGACCAACTCCAATAAGAGTCTCAATACCTCCTATACCAGAAGTTTCATCTTTCTTTTTATCTACTTTAGATATTTCTTCAGCCATTTATTTCCATCCACGTAGTGCAAGTTTTGGTTTACCTTTAATTAATCCGCCTGTGTTAAAGGCTCTTTTAAGTGTAAGTTTACCTTGTTTGCCTTGGTCA